ATGTTCATCTGCATAACGTTGTTACGCAGAATCCCCGCGAACTGGCGAAACTGGTCGGTGAAATGGTCAGGGCAGAATTGGAACGACGCGACCGTGCCGGACGTGGCAGTTTTTACGATAAAGATTGAGGAGTCATGGCCATGATGATGATCTACGGCATGTTTGTTTTTGAGTTGCGCACGTTGCCGCATCAGCAGTTACAGCAAAACAAAAGCTGGCGATATGTGAAAAATGAACGCGTTAACCGTTCGGCAAGCTGGCAGTATATCGGTGCAGGTGATGATCGCATCGTTCTTTCGGGTGTTCTTTATCCTGAGATTACAGGTGGCGAAGTGTCGCTGTCGTTGTTGACCACGCAGGCATATACAGGACGCCCCTGGCCTCTGATTGATGGCGTCGGGCAGATTTACGGCATGTATGTACTGACTGAAACGAATACGACCCGCTCCGAGTTTGATCGCTACGGTAAGGCGAAAAAGATAGAATTTTCACTGACTCTTGAACGCTGTGATGAGGATTTGCGGGAGCGCCTGCAATCCTCATCGTTCAGCGATATGTTGTCCGGCTTCAAAGATAAGGTGACATCATCCCTTAACAGCGCGGCCAGCTCAGTTAAGGGGCTGCTCTGATTTAACGTATGTCGCCAATTTCCTGATGAAGGTGACTGGCGACTTGCTGTTGTATGTCCTTCTCAGAAAATTGTTTTTGAATAACAAATAACAGGATTTTATAATCTCTTAACCTTATAACATGTGTGGTCTGAAATAATAATTAAGGAGATTTTCGTGCTGTCTTACTTAATGGCAATTCACTTTGTTTTATTTGGGAACTCTACTAATTTAAAAAACTTCTGGAAACATGAAGTGATTCGGCGGAAACGTATGGATATCTGGAGGCTTTTAAGAGAGAAAAAGCAGCGTAACCGGAATTTCCTGTTCTGGTGGCGGTTGGCTAACGAAATGTATATTAATGGTAATAAATCACATAAGAAAGCAGCAAAAAAGTTAAACAGTAAAATAATTAACAAATTTGGTTGTGAAATAGGATTGGGAGCAAATATTGGAAAAGGGTTAACAATTCCCCATCATGCTGGAATTGTTGTTCATTTTGCTGTTGATGCGGGTGAAAATCTGGTATTACGACAGAATACTACCATTGGGCAGATAGATGGTGACATGCCTGGTTCAAGAGTGAAAATTGGTAGTAACGTTGATATCGGAGCTAATTGTTGCATCATTGGATTATCACGTAAAATTGGGGATAATGTAAAAATAGGTGCAATGTCTTTTATAAATAAAGATATACCATCAAACTGCACATATATAACTAAAAAGAGTGGTGTTGTATTGTATAAATAGAGTACATAAAGCCATCGATATTTCTGTCGATGGCTTTTTCTTTTTATTGTGGGGCGACTGGCCACTCAACATCCGCTGCTACTGTTGTATCAACACGATTCAACAATACCCTATATGTCTTCCATGCAGCCAGTAACGATGCCTCTTCCTCCGTCGCAATATCCAAATCTACGGCATCCTGAAGTGGCGCAATATGCTCACTGGCTACCTGCATCAGGCTGTTTTTTGTTTCTTCTGCCTCCCGTACCCGAAACAGTTTTTCTGCTTCTGCATCTTTCACCCAGGATGTGCCGTTCCACTTCTGACACTCTCCATCCGGCGACAACCAGGTAACATTTTCCGGTAACGGACCGAGTTCAGAAATAAATAACGCGTCCCCTGATGCCACGTCATAAACCGTTTTACCCCGATGGTCTTCAACAAGATACCACGATGCCTCATCACTGTTGAAAACAGCCACGAAGCCTGCCGGAATATCTGGTGGTGCAATATCGGTACTGTTTGCAGGCAGACCTGTATGAGGTGGAATGTATGCATCACCTTCCCCAATAAATTCATTAGTTCCGGCCAGCAGGTTATAAATTTTTATGGTCCGTGATTGTTCACTCATTCTGAAATCCATGTTCACCTCTACTTAATATCAGAGACAGAATATTGTTTATTGAGCGTATGGGTGGGAGTACCAATAACGATGCTACTTCCGTGGCTATGTGCGCCAGAGGTGACATTACCTACGGGATTTTCTGGATTAATCCGGTGTATATGCGAACCAGGGCGAAAACGGTTATTAGCCTGATGTTGTATCAGTACATCATCAGCCTGATGTTCAGGGTTAATACAGACTTGCCCGGAACGAGAGCAACACGTCCGATAATCGCCACATCCAATATATTTAGTATCCGCATAACGGCAAACGGAATTACCCGGACAGTATGCATATGTGCCAAATACTGCCGACTGGCGAGATTGTGCGTATTCCCAGTTAATTGATTCTGTTTTTTTATTAAAGTTATCCCATGCCTGCTTCATCTGTCGGGCAACACTTTCAAACGGCACCTGACCACATCCGGCCCCCATTGCAGGGAATACCACTGTTTTTATTTTCATGTCTGTCGTTGCGTTTTTATTGTGTTGAAAGATGGCAAGCAGAGCGGCCCAGGTTGCGTTATATACAGCGTCTGTTCCGTCAATTGTCAACGGAACACGCATTGTTGGCGCATGTACCAGCCAGGGGTGATGATTATGCCCCGTTTCAATGACAAATGCAGAACCTACAGGCTGTTCGCCGAGATATTCACGAAGAATATGATTCTGAACGCGGGACTGTAACTGAGTACCGAAGAATGCGGTAATGGCGGCATCAACGCCACCATCCATCAAGCCGAAACTATTTGCCGCACTTACCATGCAGTCAAATTCTCTGATTGTTTCAAATGGCTTTCCGACAATATTCACACTATCTGCATTTGCAAATACCTGCTTAAATGCTTCAGCCATTTCTGTTACTGGTGCAGAAAGAATGAGCGTAATCATGCAAGCCTCACAATATAGTTAAATGCGATGTTTTTTACGGTGTTTTCTGCGTTACCCGTAGCGTTAACGGTGATGGTATGCCCGTGTGAACCTATCGCAACGGAGTGTGTGTGTGCGCCAATTCCTACTGTATGAGTGTGTGCGCCAATATTTACTGTGTGAGAGTGCCCCCCTGCGTTACTTGTTTTTCCAGTGCCAAGCCCTGAGTTATAACCAGCCGAAACACCATTACCAGCGCCAGTGTTGCCAACAGGAATATTGTGTGAATGATCCCCGGCGCTATTCGTGGTTTTAGTGCCATGGTTAAATGAACTGGACGTCTTGGTGCCGTAGTCAAATGATGATGTGGTTTTTGTCCCCAAGTCCGTACTGGACGCGCTGGCACTGTGGGAGTGTGATTTAATGCCGTCCTGTTCCTGAGATAATACGGCCCGACCACTGGCGGGTTTGCCCTTAATCGTCCAGCCACGCATATCAGGGATCACACCAGACGGATAAGCGACTGCAAGCAGGGGGTAGACTGTTTTATCAAAAATCTGCCCCTGCATAACGGTGTAGCCTGTAGGCACTGAATCAGAAGGCCACGGTATCGCCGCACCTACCGGAAATGAATCTTGTGGCGTCCATGGTGTCCAGTCACCCGTTGAGTACTGGCTGCGGGTATAGCTTCTGGATGTGTCATACACATAGTAAATCTGTGTTATCCCGGCATTTTTAAGCACAACCAGTGTACCCGCAAAATTCTCCGGGTATTTCAGCGCTGCGCTTGTATTGGCATTCAATGGCTGATGGTACAGCCCCGGTGTTTTGTAATTATCCAGATTCTGATTTGCACCAATCTCAATACTCTGGCCGTTAAAAATATCCTGCGATGTAACATTGACATCATTGGCTAGTGATTTGCCATTAACCTTACGTCCAGAGGGCACACGCCCGTTTGCATTGTCATTAGCGGCTTTCACCGCTTTCGGAGTCGCGGCAAGCGTTTCAGAATCACTGTTAGTGACGCTACTGAGCTGGACTATTCCTTTTCGTGCCGTCGTGGCGTCCTGTGCGGTATATTTCCCGTTAGCAAGGTCATATGCTGCCTTTACCGCCTTTGGCGTTGCAGCCAGTGTTTCAGACGTGCTGTTGGTCGCACTGCTTAACTGAGTAAAACCTTTTGCGGTCAGCGAGGCGTCCGGGTGACGTCGTGACTGTTCATGTTCTGCAATTTTGTCATCAACGTAATCCTGCGTCGCCATCACCGTTGTGGTGTCAATGGTCAGCGCCACTGAGGTCACACTGCTGACGATGATGACCATACGGCAGGTCTGCGAACGCCCTGAGCCTTCGGCAAGAGCTGGCTTATAACTTTCGGCCATGTTCGCCACAGCAATTAACGTTCCCGCATCATCGTACAGGCCAAGCTCACGCATCCAGAAACCGCCCACCTCCGGCGGAATAACCAGCTCTGCGATAATATAATTACTGTTTCGTTAGTCCTGGCTGATTTTGTTCAGCGCATGTCGCCAGACTTCGTGGATAAGCCCGGTCTGTCCGGCATCCGGGACAGGCAATTTACCACCGCCATCCCCGACGGCCATCGTGGTAATGTTGACCTTCCGCCCTCCCGGTGCGGTTGCCGCTGCCAGCTTTGCTGCACCGGCAGTGGTGATAACGGTTCTGAATTTTGTGCTCATTATTCCTCACTTATCCGGGGTAAACCGTAATTACATCGCCGTCGTAAGCCACACCACCGGCGAACAGGTAGCCGGGAATGTCCCGGGTAATGTTCAGGCCAATAAGGTGGCGGCTTGCAGGTTTGGCATCAGCAATCAGCCGTTCCATTTCCTGATACATTGCCTCTGTGATGCCGCTTTCCAGTACACCAATATCAAGCCGGAAGGTGCCGGGCGGGTCACTGTTTTCCCACCACTCCGTCACGTTGATGAGATAGCCGAGCGGCTCCACCACACGCCGGATTGCACCTATTGTGCCTTTATGACAGTGGATGAAATACGCATCGCGGATAACGGCGCGTTTTGTCGCTTCCGGCCACTTTTCATCCCACCTGTCGACCGTAAACGCCCACGCCAGCCACGGCAGCAGATTTGCCGGAC